CAATTCAAAATGTTACTGACCTTACAGCTGATCTTTCGGAGTTGGTTGGTAACACAAACCAAGATTACTCTTCAATCAGAACTATGATTGAGAATGTCAAGCAATTTCTGACACCATCACAAGAAGTGATTGATTTAGTGTCAGTCTTAGCTTTTAAAGTTTTACCACTCATTGCTTTGATTTTAGCTTGCGTCAAATATCGTAGTGCCTTTTTTACTGCTTTGAAGTATCTCATTGTTGCTATTATGGTATTCAAGGGTGGAGATTTGTTAACCAAGTTTTGTTTAGCTTTCCATCGGGAATTTTCTCGTAACACGGGAACATCTCAATCAAGTGAATGTGAAATTCAGACAGAATCTGTTCTTTTTGAACCAACAGAAGTTGGTGATGAAAGTGGAGTAGGTTTTCAATCAGGTTCCACAGCTCTTTCAGATATGTTAGAGATCATGCGTCCTTTGATGAATATCAGGAAACTTGATATTGATGATCCTCTTGACTCAATGGTTGAAATTTTGACAGCAGCCGATCCTATGTATTCGGAAGCGAATAAGATGATTTTTGTTGCTGATAAATTGTCAGCTCTTTGGGCTAAGATTACCAATCTTATGGGATGGTCAAAACCTGAATTGTCCAAATTTTGTTCAGGTCATGATGACGTAGACAGTTACTCGAGGCGAGTAATTTCTATCCTTGGTACAGAAACCATTGTACCTACTCGAGATGTCCTCAAGGAAATTGAGGAGCTCTACAATCTCAGTGTTATTCTTCGAGTGAAATATGAAAAGAATCAGGCTGTGTCTCGACTTTTATCAGAACATATTCCTAAGCTTTCCAAGCTTATGATTGAGATGAAGAAGTTGAACATGGATGGAGCCACTTATCGTGTTGAACCCATACCTATTTGTCTTAAGTCTGAACCTGGACTTGGCAAAACAACTGCAATGGAAATGATAATGGATAAAATTATGGCTTATGAGTTAAGAGATAATGAAGCTTCATTGGAGCTTTACAGATCTCGTCCAAAGTCATTTTTGTATACGCGGAATAATAGCCCTTATTGGGAAGGGGCTGAAAATCAAACTAAGATGGTTTATTATCCTGATTATTTGGCTGGAAAAACTGAAGCCACAGGAGCGGCGCATGAAGCTGAGATAATTGATCTTATCTCGTGTCAACAATTTACTCCTAATATGGCTTTTGAAATGAAAGGAAGGCTTGATTTGAGACCATCTTATGTAATGATGAGTACTAATGAAACTTCAATTCGTGGTGATAGTGCAAACCACAAGCCTGCTATTAAGCGTCGACTTGCACCAGGACTTCATGAGCTTTTGTGGGTTGGTCCTGGTAAAGGTCCTGTTGAGGGTATGCAAATCAATCCTGATTACTGGC